GAATCTATCTTGAATGGAACGAGTACACTAATCTAAACAGAATCAACAACAATAGTACTTCAGATGTATTTGAACAGATTGTTCCGTTTGGAGATGTAAACACAGATGTCACCGATGTAATAGACGTTGAGTTTATTGAAAAAGGTCACGATATTGTTCGTAAGGTAGACAATATCCTATACATTGATCAAGCACAATCGCTGCCATCTGTCGGCGATACTGTAACAACAGATTCAGGTTCAGGCGTTGTATACAAGAGATTCCAACAGGACTTTGACCTAGTACTTTACCTTGTTGATGTTCAAGGTTTCATTGATGTTACTGATTCGCTGTTCTTTGAAGGTGACCTAGTTGGAACATATACACAGCCAGGAACTACTATCAATCCAGAACTAGGCGGATGGTGGTACATTGAGACAGATTCTGGTGATTCATCAGAATCTGTATATACAAACTCAGAAGCAGATGCATCTATCGATGACTTTGGCGATCAAGCAGTTGGTTTAGTGTATCAAGACTTTATTCAAGTACGAGCCGAAGCGCCAAACCGTGCAGTCAACAAGTTCTACAACATAGCAGACGAATTAGGCGAGCTGGGCGATACTGAAATCAGAAGCTTCATAACCAGCTTGTCGTTTGTTGGGGACATTCAACAAACCAGCGGACAAACTGTTTACGAAGACTCACGTTGGGTTATCAGACTGCCTGCAGACCAAACTGTACAGCAGGAACTAATTTCTGCAGGCGAATTCCAGTTGTGGGTTAACAACAGTTTGGTTAGCGACGATGTTACTGACTACGGGTTTGACTACAGTTACTTGAACGGTGTACAAGGCCTGTCGCCAGTAACTCACACAATTGAAGAACTGTGGGATGGTTATATTGACTTTGACTTTACTGTTACACAAACACAAGACATTGACGGTGACGGCACAGTCGGTGACTTCTATGAACCAGACGGTTCGCTAGGCATTGACCCAGCAACAGTGTTTGACGACGTTACTATAGCAAGAGCAGAAGTTGTTTACTATCAAAAGCGTGCACAAACCAAAGGTAGGATTTACGTTAAACTAAATGCAAACAACCAGTCTCTTGGTAGAGAGTTTACAGTAAACAACATAATAAGAGTGGACACTGTTGAAGGCAGTATCCCAAGTAATCGTATTATGGGTGTTATTACTGACGTATCAGTGGTTGACAACGGCCTAGGACCGTTAGCAGTTATTGATAAAGGAACCCCGTTTGAAATAGCAGCAAGCGAAGAAGCTGATAGGTTCTCCAATCCTTACAACGACTATGCACTAGTTAACGGCGAGTACTGGTTCTATGATGTCAATGCAGAAACAGGCAGAGACAGAGCAGCTAAGTATCCTAGTTCAAGTAGTCGTGACTGGTCTCAGGTATTTAACATTCCGGTCCTTACTACTAAGGATCCTAACGGTATACCAAACCAAGGCGTTTTTGATATCTTTGAAAGAGCGGGAAACAACTGGGTATGGGTATCTTCTTATTTCGTTCCGCTCACAGGACAAGATTCTAATGCAGGTAAAGAACTACAATTTGCAAAAGAAGGCAACTTATATAGACTATTTGTTTCTACAGAAGACAAGGTTTACGTATTTAAAAACGGCTTTGATGCAGACGGTGTCGAATACAAATGGGCGCTGGACACTGACCCAAGATACAGAGGAGAGCTAGGAGCTATTCCAAGTTCTGTGCAGATTAGTACCGGAGACATTGTAAGATTTGACGATACTCTCTACACAGCAAAGACAATTGTAACTAGTAACGAAACTCCTGCAACACTTGGTTCGACTAGCAAATGGGAACTATCAGGCAACAACGTTGTAGTTGAAAGCTTCTTGCCGCACACAGCAACAGAAGATCTTTACGGAGACAGCACGTTCACTGATGCAGGTGTACTAGAGTTTGCAATCACAACAGCAGTTTCTAGCACAGGTCAAGTAGTTGCGATCACAGTAGAAACCGATAGTCAAGATTTTACAGACGAGGACTATCGTGTTCTAGTATATCGTCAGCAGAACAATAGATATGTTCTGTCACAGATTATTGATCCTGAAAGAGCAGGCACAAGGTTTGGTACTAGTATCTCATTATCACCAGACGGCAAAACTCTAGCAATTGGCGAACCAGATAACGACGAAGTAGCTGACAACCAAGGTCTAGTAAGTGTTTACAAACTAGCCAACGGTCAGTTCGAGCTTGCTCAAATTGTTGAATCTTCAGCTAACGAAAGAGCAGTAAGATTTGGCCAGCAGGTCAGCCTAACCAGCAACTTCCTAGCTGTTAGCAGTTCAATATCTGATATTGTATTGCCTACAGACTTTACTGACAGTACAGTCTTTGATAACGGCTTCACTACTTTCTCAGAAAGATGGAATAACATTGGCGGCGTTACACTTTACGAGTTAATTGACGGCACTTACTTATACGCTGATCAGTTAGAATTCGATAACGCAAACGTTTCGCAGTTTGGCGATGTCTTGCTAGCTGTGCGAAATCACGTTTATGTAGGCGCACCTGATCTAACAGTTGATGACCGTTTGGGCGCACTAATCGACTTCAGACGGTCACAGGGCGTTAGTGCTTGGAATAAGATAAGAGAGCCAAAGCCGGTTATTGACCTGAATAAAATCAAGGAAGTTTATCTGTTCGACAAGCGTACAAATCAGCTAGTCACCTACCTTGATTACATCGATGTACGCCAAGGCAGAATAGCAGGCACAGCAGCGCAGGAAATTAACTATAGAACATTTGTTGACCCTGCTCGTTACAATATTTCAAATCAAGAAATACTGCTTGACACTGTTAACAATTGGGAAGAAGAAAACGTTGGCAAAACTTGGTGGGATCTAAGCACAGCAAGGTTTGTGCATCCATACCAAGGCGATCCAGTATTCCAGAGCACAAATTGGAACAGCTTGCTTCCAGGCGCATCTATAGACGTGTACGAATGGGTAGAGACTGATATCCTACCTTCACGTTGGGATGAAATAGCTGATACGTCCGAAGGAGTCGCAAGAGGCGTTAGTGGACAGTCACGCTATGGTGATAGCGTGTTCTCACAGAAGCTCAAATACGATCCTGTTGCAGGCAACTTCAGCAATGTTTATTACTATTGGGTGCGTAATAAGTTTACTGTGCCTAACATAGAAAGCAGAAAGATCAGTGCAGGTAACCTTGCTAGGCTAATCCAGGACCCAAATCAAGAGAACTATCAATACGCAGCATTTACTAGCGACAACCGTTTTGTTGTGTATAACATAGACAGCTTGCTTTACAGCGACGATATTGTACTGGCTGTAAACCAGTATACGCTAGAAAATCAAGAACAGAATGTTCACGCAGAATATCAGTTGATATCTGAGGGACTAGAAACTAGTCTTCCTAAGCGTGACATTGAACGTAAGTGGTTCGATAGTTTGGTCGGCGCCGACGAAAGAGGTCGTGCAGTGCCTGATCCAGACCTTAGCCCAAGACAGAAGTACGGTACATTATTCCGTCCTCGGCAGAGCTGGTTTGTGAATCGCCGTGAAGCACTCAAGCAGGTTATCGAACGTGCTAACATTGCACTAGCGTCTCAACCAGTAGTTGATAGCAAAGACTTAACAAAATTGTTGTCAGCAGAACCAATGCCTGGAACAGAAACAAGACTGTACGATTATGCAATCGATACTATTGAAGAATTGCGTTTCATTGGTACTAGTCGTGCAGTGCGAGCTACACTAGACGCTACTGTCGTAGATGGAAGAGTAGTTGACGTTGACGTTGTAAGTCCAGGTCGATCTTACAAAGACCCAACGTTCGATAATTCATCCGGTGGCCAGCGTCGAGGACCGTCTGTTACAGTACTAGGAAACGGTGAAAACCTACAAGTTGAGCTGTTCATCGATAACCTAGGCAAAGTCTCAGGCGTAGATATCATCGATGCAGGCGAAAGCTATACTGGCAACATTACTTTGTTAGTAAGACCGTTGTCAGTGCTGGTACGTGCTGATTCTACAATCGGTGGACGTTGGGCAATATACGAATGGAACAGCGGCACGGGTGAATGGCAGCGTTCTAGCACACAAGATCATGATGTGAAAAACTTCTGGGATTATGCCGACTGGTATGCCGAAGGGGTGAACCAGTTCACACTGGTAAACTTTAGAGTTGACCAAACATATCAGCTGCCATCAATTGATGACGATATAGGCGATGTAGTTAGAGTTGAAAACGTCGGTACTGGCGGCTGGTTACTGTTACGAAAAATTAACGACTTTGATACTAACGACACTACTCTTAATTACGAGACCATTGGTCGTGAAGATGGCACAATTCAGTTGAACACATTGTTGTATGACAACAGTCTAAACGGCGTTGGTTTCGACAGAGCAAGTTATGACAACAAGTTCTTCGATGCAGAACCAGCTATTGAAACTAGAATAGTTATGCAGGCTCTTAAAGAAGACCTGTTGATCGAAGAACTAGCAGTTGAATATAACGCACTGTTCTTCACGAGCCTGCGTTATGTATTCTCTGAGCAGTTGAACGTAGACTGGGCGTTTAAGACCAGCTTTGTTAAGGCTAAGCACAATGTAGGCGGACTTGATCAAGACATCACATTCCGCAATAACACGTTGCCAAGCTACAACGATTATGTAGAAGAAGTGAAGCCTTACAAGACCAACATTAGGGAGTATGTAAGTGCACTAGAAAGAGTTGAAGACACAAATTCTGTAGTTACAGATTTTGATCTTCCGCCTCGCTACGACGAAGCACAAGACAGAATTATACCACGTCAGGTTACTGTTGTTGACAACAACCTAATAGGACTTGATGCAACGTTCGACGAGTATCCAGATAAGAACTGGACAGACAACGTTGGGTTCAAAGTAACCGAAATTCAAGTGTCAGACGGCGGCTCGAGATATTTATTTGCTCCAAAGGTTACAATTACCGGCGGAGGCGGAGCCGGCGCAACAGCACAGGCGTTTATCAGCAAAGGAAAAGTAAGAAGAGTTCAAGTCCTAACGGCTGGTAATGGCTACTTAGGAGCACCAACAGTTACACTAGCTCCACCAAGCAACCAGGAAGGCGTAACAGCAAATGCCAGTGCTACAATAGGTGAGTCTGTTGTGCGTAGTATGCGAGTTGAGATCAAGTTTGATAGAATCGCAAAGCGTGCCGCTATACTTACTCTTGACGAGAAGCAGACGTTCATTGGAACAGCAGTTAACACAGAATTTGCACTTAACTGGCCAATGAGTTTGTCAGACAGCACAGTTACTATTACTATAGATGGTCGCGAAGCACTAAGAAGCGAGTATACCTTTAGAAACGTTACTGACAACAGCTTGTCTTATGAAAGACAGCATGGCGTTATTGAGTTCTCAGCACCACCTGCTCTAGATGCAAACATTGTTGTGAATTACAAAAAGGATTCTTCAATCCTAACTGCACCTGAGCGTATTGACTATCTTTACAATCCTACTTCAGGCATGATAGGTAAAGACATTAGTCAGCTAATGACTGGCGTAGACTACGGCGGCGTAGAAGTACGCAGCTTTGATTTTGACACAGCAACAGGCTGGGACAACGACGAGTGGGCAACATCACCTTGGGACTTGTATGATACAACCTACGAAGATCTTGTGTTTGAATTAGATGGCAGCACAACACTTCTAGAACTTGCTTCACCGTTAGAAGACGGTGTTGTCTACAACGTTTATAAAGACAGCGAGAGTAACTACACAGGCGGAGCAGTTTTTGGCGCATACTATAATGCTGTTAGAATTGACGATCCTGACTATGACGGTTCAACAGTAATTGACAACTCAAACGCTGTGATGGAAAGTATCACAGGTGACGGTGCACAAACAATTATTGATCTAGACGAACTAGGTGTGTCAACTGTTGACGGCGACATTCTTATTATACGTAAGAGCACAAGTGACGGTAGCTTGCTGCCAGATACTACTAGCTTTGATACACAGCTTGACGGTGGTAGCTTAAACTACGGCAACGCAACTGGTCTAAATGCTGAAGATATTATAGTTGACGGTGACTTGTTTGTTACTCCTATTACAAGCGGCGGCCCTGAAGAATTAGTTCCAGGTCAAGTACTTGATTCAGTAGACGTTACAGTTTACGAAAGAGTAGGTGACGGCCAGGCCGAAATATTCAATCAGAACTATGTTACTGATGGAGTAACTTTAGAGTATACACTAGGTATTAAGCCAAGCAGCGTCGACGGCGTAATTGTAAAACTTGGAGAAACAATTGTACCAGAAACCGAATACGAAATAGATATTCAGAACAATACATTAGAATTTAACGACGCACCTTCAATAGGACAGAAGTTAACTATCCTAACTGTTGGGCTAAGTGGTAATAATGTTCTTGACATTGGAACAGTTGTGTCTAATGGTGCAGAAAAGATTATTGAAACTTCTGTAACTTTACGTGCTGACGTTTCTACACTGTTGCTAGTTAATGGCGAAGTTCAAGGTAGCACAGATGTTCTAGTACTAGAAAGAAACGGTCTAGTAGCGTTCGAGTTCGCTGTTGCACCGGTACAAGGAGCAGTAATTGACTTTGCTGTATTCGTACAGCCGGAAGACGGTATACAGACGTTTAGTCGTGTGTTGAGAGACACGTTTACAGGTGACGGTAGTACCGCAGCTTACACGCTGTCACAGGCACCAGGCGCACAAGACCCAGTTGAGTTCTTTACTTTGGTAAATGTTGATAATGTTATTCTTAGCCCGGGCTATAACAAGCAGTTTGTTATTGACAACACAACTCAGCTAGAGTACAGCTTCGATAACTTCCAGATACCAGACTTTACTATTGACCCTGCACAAGTTAGAGTCTTTGCAGACGGTAATGAACTGGTACGTGGTCGAGATTATCTAGTAACAATTGCAAACAGTAGCTTTAGACTAGATCCTGCTTTCTTAATTGAAGGCACAGTAATCGAAGCATATTACACTGCTGATGCAGACTACTTTATTGATGATAACATCATTACGTTTGCTACTACACCTGATATGGACAAGTCTATTGATGTGTATCAGTTTACTAATCACGATGTACTGGATCCAGAGCGTATCAGTTACGATATTACAGCAAGAAGTCATCTTGTTCCTGGAACAGACGAGTTTACAACTTATCACAACTTGCGTGGCGGCAAAGTCATACTAAGAAGTGCTGCCGCAGGTGTCCAATATGTTTGGGTAGTTGTAAATGGCAAATTGCTATCACCGTCAGATGATTATACGTTATCTGTTGACAACAAGATAGTTTATCTTGTAGAGGAGCCTGAAGTAGGTGATTCTGTTGATGTGTTCCACTTTGCAGCACCTGTGCGCACACCTCGTATGGCGTGGAGCAAGTTTAAGGACATTCTCAACAGGACTCACTACAAGCGTGTTGATAATGCAACCGGTCTTTCACTTGCACAGCCTTTAAACGAGTACGATTTGCGCATTGAAGTAAATAACGCAACGTCGTTAGCAGTGCCAAGTAAAAGCAGAAATGCACCAGGCATTATCTTTATCGACGGTGAGCGTATTGAATACTTTGTTAAAGACGGTAATACACTGCGTCAACTACGTCGTGGCACACTGGGTACAGGTGTAAAAGAAACTTACCCAGCCGGCACTACAGTAATTAACAACAGCAGTAGCAAAAATATACCGTATCAGGACAAAACTGTTACGCAGGTAATTGAAAACGACGGTAGTTCAACTAGCTACGAGACACAGTTTAACCTAGGCGGTATAGTACTGAAAAGTAGTCAGACTTACAGAGACTTTTTTGAAGTGTTTGTAGGCGGTCGCAGGTTGCGCAAGAATGCTAGACAGGAATACCAGTTTGATATGGTTGATGAAGATGGCAACATTGTTCAAGCAATTGCACCAGATTCACCCGCAGGCGACATAGAAGTCGACAGAGAGTTTGACATTGTAGTGGATTCGGCAACTAAGGATGTTACCTTAGAGCTAGCAGAGTTGCCGTTAGAGAATGAAAGCATTGTAATAGTAAGGAAGACAGGTAGACTTTGGAGCGATCCAGGCACTGCATTGAAGGATGCTGATAATTCTATTGGCGATTTCTTAAGAAAAAGCATAAGTGAATTACCTGAATAAATACACTAACGAAATGGAATAATCACACATGGTAAACGAAACTAACGGCGTGTTCATACAGGGACACATCAAAATACACGATCCTGAAACTGGTGAGGTTCTTGTCAACAAAAAGAATGCTATCCATTATGAGAATATGAGTATTGCCCTTGCACAGAGCTTGGGCAACGAAGGCAACGGTCCTATATCTGAAATGAGCTTTGGTAACGGAGGCACTAGTATTGATCCTACAGGTGTTATTACGTATCTTACTCCTAATTCAACAGGCACTAATGCTAGTCTCTATAATCAAACATTCAGTAAAATTGTCGACGACAGAAACGCTAACAATTTGGATCCGAATAGAAACAAGATAGAAACAAGACACGTAAGCGGTACGAACTACACTGACGTTATTGTTACTTGTTTGTTAGACTACGGCGAGCCAAATGGGCAGGATGCGTTTGATACAGCAGCTTCAACAGACGCTCCGTTTGTGTTTGACGAACTAGGACTGCGTAGTGCACCGGTTGCAGGACAGGAAAGAGGCAGATTGCTAACTCATGTTATCTTCCATCCAGAACAAAAGTCACTCAACCGGTTGATACAAATTGATTACACCGTCAGAGTGCAGAGTCTCAGTGGAGGTAATACCTAATGCCGTATGAGGTTCGATTTACTGATGAGATTAACAAAGGCGTAATCGTTGTTGAAGACAGAGAAATTAACAGCGACGCAACTAGCCTAAGTTTTCCTGGCAGAGGTGTAACAAATTACGGCAAGGTTATTGCCGAAAACTTGTTACAGATGCTCGAAAACTATGCGTTTTCAGTTCCGCCAGACAATCCTGTCGAAGGCCAAACATGGTATGACAATACCTCAGGTATTGATCAGCTAAAAATTTATGACGGCACTCGCTGGATTCCTGCTAGTGGCATCTTTAAAGGAGCGTCTGCGCCAGAAGTTGCGTCAGCAATAGCCGGCGACCTTTGGGTAGATACTGATAGTCAACAGTTATACCTAAACAGTGGTGCTGGTTGGATACTTGTAGGTCCTGAGTTTTCAGGAGGTTCTGCTACAGGTCCTAGATCTGCACTACTAACTGGTACTGATAACATTAACTATACAGTATTAATACTAGATGTCAATCAAATTCCGATTGTTATTCTTTCAGGCAACGAATTTACACCTAAAACAAATATTGCAGGTTTTAACACTATTAGACAAGGTGTTAATTTAAGCACTAGAACGCTGAATGGCAGCCAATTAAAATACCGCGGCATTGCAGAATCTGCTGAAACACTGCGTATAGGTAATAATAACGTTAACAGCATTAACTTTATGCGATCTGATCTTGATACTTCTACTAGCGGACAGTTAAGTGTTCGTAACAACAGAGGGATTCAAGTCGGTGATAACAACCAAATTGCAATGTTTGCAGCAGGCGAACGTGGTGTTATCAGAAACAACTTTAGCGGATCTAGCCTAGACCTAGAAGTAAAACAAGGAACCAACTTTTTAAGCGGATTGCGAGTTACTACTGATGCAATAACTGGTAACTTAGATGTTAGGGTCGGTAATCCAGCAAATCCAACTACAACGTTAGACGTCTACGGCGTTTTGAACGTAGAAGATAGTGCGGTTGTCAAGTCAACTGCTGAAACTACTGAGTTAAACGAAGGTGCTTTACAAGTATCTGGTGGTGCTAGTGTTGCAAAGAATGTTCAAATCGGCGGCGCTTTAACTGTTGCCGCCGGGATAACGTTAGAAGATGACATTACAGGTAATTCATCTGATCTTATCGACTTTAATACTATTACAGCAAACAGCTTTATTGGTAACCTACAGGGCAGTGTTGTTGGTACGTTACAAGGCAGTGCGTCAAGTGCAACTAGGCTAATAAGTGCAACCAGTTTTGAGATCACAGGCGACGTTACTGCTTCACCTATTTTATTCGACGGAACAGGCGACCTAACAAAAGTATTTGATACTACACTAAGCAACGACTTTATTGCTGGCAAACAGTCAGTACCTAACCCGCAGCGTGATGACGAGATTATTATCAACCGTATTTCGGGCGACACAGGGTTGTATAAGATTGCTCAGCGAGACATAATCAAGAACATACCGACTAATCCGATAGGCATGTTTGTGCCGTTCGGTGGACAAACACCTCCGTCAGGATGGTTGTTGTGTGACGGAAGCATTGTTAACAAGTCTGATTATCAAGATTTGTTCGATATTATAGGTTATGCGTTCTTGGACGAAGTAGAAGTCGGCAATAGAGGCTTTACACCGTCTAACCAGTTCTTTGCTCTACCTGATCTTAGAGGAAGATTTCCACTTGGTCTTGACAGCATGGGCGGTATTGCAGCAGACAGAGTTACTGACCTAGCTGCTGATACACTAGGTAATACCGGCGGCACAGAAGTTAAAGACGTAAGTACAAGTAACTTGCCAGCACACGAACATAATTTAAGATCGTCAGGATTAAATGCCAAACAATATTTTGCAATCAGAGATGTTGAACTTGACACACAAAACGATTCACCGGAAGTAACTGATCTTAGTATTTCTACAGGTACTAGCAATGTTTCTGGCATACCAACAAGCGGTGGTATAATAGGCGGCGGTGTATCGGGTAACGGCGACTACAGAACAGTAGCTGGCGAAGAGCTTGGCGTACCTCTAGGGGTAATGAACCCTTATGTAGCTGTTAATTACATAATTTGGACCGGGGGCTTGTAATGAGTTATATTTTAAATAAGACAGATGGATCTATCTTAACAGAGCTTGTAGACGGCATCCTTGATACAGACACAACTGATATTTCACTAGTTGGTAGGAACTATACTGGCTATGGTGAGTTTATCAATGAAAACTTTATTCAGATGCTGGAAAACTTCTCTAATACCAATCCACCAGTAAGCCCACTAACAGGACAAATTTGGTACGATACGAACATCGATAAGCTAAAGGTATATGATGGCGAAGAGTTTGTTCCGGCTGCGGGTAGCTTTGTTTCTCCGGATAGACCACAGGATCCAACAACAGGTGATACATGGTATAAGTCAGACGACGATCAACTTTACTTGTACGACGGCAACGATTTCAGGCTAATAGGACCACAGTTTAATGCATTGCAAGGGCAAAGTGGCGTAATTGTTCGTACAATCCTTGACAACAATTTGAACGCGAGAACTGTACTCGAGTTAAGAGTCGGCACTTCATTGCAGGCAGTCATTTCAGCAATAGACTTCATCCCAAATAACACGCCCGGAAACATAATTCCGCAGCTAGTTACTACGCAAAACCCAACCGGCCGTATTAGAGAAGGATTTAATATAATAGATCCGGTTAACTTTGTATTCAGAGGCAGCGTTTCAACAACGGAAGCTCTTATTGCACCAGACGGCGAGCAGATCTTGCCTACACAGTTTTTACGTAACGACGAAAACGGCATCTTACTAGGCAGCCTAAGTGTAAGAAGTGCAGCAGGTATCATCTTAGGCCCTAGTCAGAACACACGATTTATCGTTTCTGATGGTTTGACAATACAGAACACGCAGGTCGACGACAACATAAACTTTGTTGTAAACAGTTCTACCAGCGGTCTAAGTTCTACACCAGCACTTACAATACGAACACAAGAACAAGCGGTTGGTATTTTCACAGGAAACCCTCAATATACACTAGATGTAAACGGTGATGCTCGCATTACAGGCGACTTACTAGTTGAAGGTGACACAGTAACCGTTCAAGTAGAAACATTACAGGTTGAAGACAAGAACATTGAGCTCGCAGTTAGTGCTACACCAACTGATTTAATAGCAGACGGTGGCGGCCTAACACTTAGAGGTGACACTGACAAGACTATTAATTGGGTTAATGCTACAGCAGCATGGACGTCAAGTGAAGACTTCGATTTAGCTAACACAAAAGAGTATCTAATCAACGGAACTCCTGTTCTTGGTGCTAATAGGTTGTATGACGGTATTACACAAGCCACTGGTCTAACACAAATAGGTACACTTACTAGCTTAACAGTTGATACAATTACGTTGGATAACTCTACAATAGGAAGGACTGGTTCAAACACCGGCTTGACAATTGCAGCTAACGGTGGCGACATCAGTGTAACCAATAGTAACATAACACAGGTTGCTAATCCTACACAACTAGACCATGCAGCAAACAAATCTTACGTCGATCAGCAGCTAAGAGTTGATCCGTTAGTGTTTGCACTTGACGTTACAGGATGGGTTCAGCCTGACATAAGAAACGAAAGAATCGAAGCGTACCTAGAACAGGTATTCCCAGCTACTACGACTATTAACGGAAAAACGGCAAACGTTATCACGTTCTACTACGAAGATCAGCTGGTTGAGAACATCGACGTTGCCGCAAACTCTAATAAAGTGTTTGAAGAAGTAGAAGTAAACGCAGCGGCTGGCGGTACTGTTACTGTACTAGAGGATATTGGTCTACCTAACAACTTAACAGGTACTTATACGCCGACCGTAACAAGAGAAACAAGAACATTCGAGATCGTAGGAGGCGCTTGGAAATTCCAGGGACCACCGCTGCCAACACCGTAACAGATAAATAATAAAAGTACACAAGGGGTTACAAAACACATGGCTTATCAGATAGATAGATACAACAGATCTCTATTAACAGTAGTCGAAGATGGAACAATTGACGAAACAACAGATTTACGTTTTATCGGTAAAAATTACGCAGGATACGGCGAAATTCATAACGAGAACTTTTTGTTCTTGCTTGAAAACTTCTCAAACGCCAATCCACCACCACGTCCACTTAGTGGCCAGCTTTGGTTTGACAGCGGTCAGAACAAGCTAAAATTTTATGACGGAACTAACTGGCGTTCAACAGGCGGCTCAGAAGTATCTGGTAACCAGCCAGTCGGATTAACCATTGGCGACTTTTGGTGGGATAGCTCAAATGACCAGCTTTATGTGTACAACGGCGCATCATTTGTTCTAGTTGGACCTCAGAACGCAGGCGTAGGTACAACACAGCTAGTAAGTCAGACTATTCTTGACACTGACAGTAACCCAAAAAATATCATTGTTGCAATTGTTAACGACGGAACTATCGACGTACCTGTTGCAGTGTTTTCATCAGACGAAGCATTTACAATTCTTAGCGATCCAGGCAACAGCTTAGACGGTTTTGACAGAATCTACGAAGGTATCACTCTAAGAGATCTTGACAACGGCGGCGTGTCGACTGAAAACAACAGTTCAGCATTTAGATTCCGTGGCACAGCAACAGATTCTAGTAGACTAGGCGGTGTTGTTGCTTCAGCGTATGTTCAAGCAGCCAACCCAACATTTACTTCACAGATCGTTGCAAACAACAACGGTATATCTATCGGCAGTGACTTTGTTCTTTCTACAAACTCAGTAGGACTAGATCCTGCTTATGGCGAAGTTAGAAATAACAGCGGCGCCGAAAACGAAATTCGTTTTGTTACAAAAGACGCTAGCAGTGCTGATGCATTTCCGTTGACACTAACCTACGAAGGGCTGTTCCCAGGAGCTAACTCAGTTTATAACCTAGGCAGCAGCAGTCTTAGGTTTAATGAGATATATGCAGATTCGTTTGTTGGCGGTTCTGCTCAGGTTGCAGATCAGCTAGACGTAGACGGTACTCCTCGTACAGCAGATACTGATGCAACACCAAACACAATAGCAGCCCGTGACGGTAATGCTGACCTCTATGCAAATGAATTTGTTGGTACAGCTACTAGCGCAAAGTTTGCTGACTTGGCAGAAAAATACACAACTGATCAAACGTATCCAACAGGCACAGTAATGGCAGTTGGTGGTCCTATGGAAACTACCGCAGCACCGCGCGGCGACCTAGTAGTTGGCGTAATTTCTGCAGAACCTGCCTTTTTAATGAATAAAGACATCGACGGTCAGGCTATTGCACTAAAAGGACGAGTTCCTGTGCGTGTTGTAGGCGAGGTTAAGAAAGGTGGCACAATTTATTCAAACGGTAACGGTGTAGGAACTGCTGATCTTTCTCCTAATATAGTTGGAATAGCGTTAGAAAGCAAGAGCTCACTCCAAGAAGCCCTAGTTGAGTGTGTGCTCAAGGTATAAATAACCTAAAACAATCAAGGATTTAATATGGCAGTTAATGTAGGCGATTTAATTACAGCCGCAGACTACAACAGTTTACAAGGCAGAGTGTCAAACGTCTTAGGTAACGGCTCTAACGAATTTGGCTACGGCCAGTCGTTAGACAGCAGTCAAACAAGTATAGGAACTATTGTTACAGCACAACGTCTTTTGAACCTTCGTGCAGATATGAACGACGTCTATACACACCAAACAGGCAACCCGATTCCACTTGATCCGATTGCTACTGGCAACGTTATTGGCGCAGACGAGTCCGAAGGAAATGTATCCAAGGGCTTTAACGACTATCTTACGCTGATGGCAACGTTGGAAAACAATAAGTTTGACATTGCGCTAACACAGCAAGCAGTTAATAACAGTATTGAATCGGACACTAGAACAAGTCAGTGGAGTTATGCTTCTATTATTACTGAGTTTACTGTTTCGTTTACCTCTGTAAACGCTCGCAGGTACTTTTTTAACTCCGGCGGACAGATAAGAGTAAGCGGTGCTGTATCTAACCTTGCTTCGGGATCACAGAGCTTTCAGCGTAACCTCGGCTGGCAAGACATGGTTGAGAACCCAGGTGTAGTATTGTATGGCATCGATTATGTCGACGTAACAAACACATCAGCGTTAAACGTTTCGTTTCCAGGTACGTTGGCTCCACCTGGTCCAGGCGGAAACCCGTTTCGCCCGGGCGATCCTGGTCCTGGCCCGGGCGATCCTGGACCAGGTGGAGCCAACGGCGAAGAAGATATCACATCAACCTACCAAACTATTTTCAGAAAGGATGCTGACGCAGGCGTTTACGAAAATAGTTACTGGACAGTCGAAGCAAGAAACGACAGCAACACAACAATTAGGTACAGAGTTACGCTTGTAGACAGCGGCCCAGAAACAGGACCAATTCAAGAACCAGTAACTGCTGATATCACTATCAACTCTGGTGCACGCCGATCGGCAGGTGCAGTTGAGATTCCATTCCCTGCTTTTGCAGTAACAAATCTTTTCGAATAATAGTTGACAAGCTCTCCTTTAGGTTATATACTATTGTAATCTAAAGGAGATCTTATGGACGAACGACTAGAAAAAGCATTAGGTTTTTCTAACTATATGGTCACGCTCAATAACCAAAAGCGTGTACTCAAAGAAAAATTCCGCGAACAAACAATCTACTATTACAAAGGCAGCCAGTTCACCGTAAGCAAAGAGCTAATGACTTTTGTAAACATGCTGGTTTACAAAGGAATGCACGAAGCAGTTCTTGTTGATGACAACGAGACTCCGACAATGGTTGACGATTTAACTGATTTCAACGACAACCTCTTTGACGTGTACTTTACTGCTACAAACACATTTCACGCAGCATACGAAGAGCTAAAGAAAAACAGGTCAGTGGAGAAACTTACTGACTATGAGTAAAGGCGTCCTAGTTTTTGCTCGCAACAACTCCCATATTGACTACGTAAAGCAAGCGTATTTTCTAGCCCAGCGAGTAAAAGAATACCTCGACCTTCCTACGGCAATTGTTACTGACAGTTTAGAATACCTTTACGACAATTTTCCAGACGCAGACAGTGTGTTTGACAAAGTGATAAAAATTGTTTGGACAGAAGAAAACCTAAACGACAGTGCAGTGATGTCAAACAGCGAAGACCATAAACTCAAGAATTTCCATGATGGCAGCATTTCAGTTAAGAAGCTAGAGTGGAAAAATGAAATGCGAACTACAGCGTACGACGCTTCGCCATACGACGAAACTCTTGTGCTGGACACTGACGTTGTAATCTGCAACGACAAGTTCTTAACGTGTTTCGCACAGCATCAAGATCTTCTTATGTACAGAAATTGTTTTGATCTCGCAGGTATTGATAGAGGCCAAGAATTTGACTTCGTGTCTGAGACAGGGGTCGACTTTTATTGGGCTACCGCTGTGTTTTTTAGAAAGACGCCGGCGAATAAGACATTTTTTGGGTTGGTACAGCATATACACGATAACTGGTTGCACTATGCCTATATTTTTCAGTTAGCGAATTCGTTGTACAGAAATGATTATGCGTTCAGCATAGCTGCTCATATCATGAACGGATACCAAAGAGGCAGTTTAGTAGCAGACATGCCAGGTACGCTTTACTATGTAACCGATAAAAGTATCCTGTGGCAAATTGAAGGCAATAGTCTGTTTCTACTTCTAGAGAAAGACAAGTACAAAGGCGAGTATGTTCCGCTGCGAACTAAAGACGCTAACGTCCATGTAATGAACAAGTTTAGTTTAAATAGGTGTATTGATGATCAATAGAGGATTTTTAATCTACGCAGAAGGTGCCGATTACGTAAAACAGGCGTACCTTTGTGCGCTGAGTATTCAGTCGGCATTTAACTCGTATCCGATTAGTGTTGTTACAAACGACACTGTGCCTGAAGAATACAAATGGGTATTTGACAAGATAATTTCTATTCCGTGGTACGAAGAAACATCATCGCGTTTTAAGACAGAGCATCGTTGGAAGTTATATCACGCCACTCCGTACGAAAATACAATTGTCTTGGACGCAGATACATTAGTGCTAGACGACTTAGCAACTTTCTGGGATTTCCTTAAAAACTACGAAGTCTACTTTCCCTGCAGAGTGTTTACATACAGAAACGAACTAGTCAACGAAGAAACCAACCCGTACCGCGGAGCGTTTAGAGACAACGAGCTTCCGAACTTCTATAACGCTGTGCACTACTTTAAAAAAGGCGAAACAGCAAAAGAGTTTTATGCGTGGGTTGAGCTTATCACTAAGAACTGGGAACTGTTCTACGGCAGCTTCTGTAAAAATCATTTCCCTAAAGAACCCAGTATGGATATTACTACAGCCATTGCTAGTCGCATTATGGACATTGACGATGACATTTCCAATAGAGGTTACTCGGATCCCCACGTCACACACATGAAGCCGGGCATCCAGAATTGGTCGTCAGATCCTAACAAGTGGCAGCAAAAAGTAGGTGCGTATCTCACAGACGATTTGAAACTAAAGATAGGCAACTATACCCAGTATGGCGTTTTCCATTATGTAGAAAACGACTTTGTAACAGACGAAATAATAAGGAAGTATGAAACATGGCTGAAACGTTGATGCATGTAGAGTTTGACCAGAACACCGGCGACGTTAAAGCAGTTGCTCCGTATCCTACAACCGACGGCAACTCTATTCCTGTTCCGCTTACAGATGTGATACCTATTCTCAAAGGCATAGAGCCTGCTAGTCGATTTCAGGTAATCTACAACCCCAAGCTAAAAGAAATGGAATTTTCTAACAAGAACGAGACTGCACTGCGATCGGATTCTATTACTGATCACATTTTTGAGATTCCTACATACGAGCAAGACGATCCCGACTTTATCGTTTATCAAGACCAAGTCAATACTTGTTGGAAGTTCTTTCTTAGCAAGCGTTTGCAGCAGAGTTTAAAAGAAAGCAACGTTGTTCTTTACCAAGAGATGATGTTTAGCGTAACAGCAAAAGGTGACCCCAACGTGCTGTACAAAACTCTTTTTGTTAACCTCAGAGAGATAATGGTCAATAACTATGTAGTGTTACCATTTACGATGCAGTTTGAGTGGGAAAACGTAGATGTCAGCGTGTACACCCCGAGAAAGTTTGATACGTATCAGTTTGTTAGGAGATTAAATGAGCAATAAGATTAGAGTAGTAGACCAAGACATCATATTTTTAAGCTATGATGAGCCCAATGCAGAAAAGAACTATGCGGATCTATGCTCTAAGATACCATGGGCAAAGCGTGTACACGGTGTCAAAGGCAGCGATGCAGCCCATAAAGCCTGTGCAGCTCTAAGCGAAACTGAATACTTTGTAACAGTAGATGCTGACAACATCATCTCTCCTGAATTCTTGAACATTGAAATTGACCTAGGCGAACTAGGATTAACTGCAAGTCACGTGTTTAGTTGGTGCGGCAAGGTGCATGTTAACAGCTTAATGTATGGCAACGGCGGACTTAAAATGTGGACGCGAGAATTTGTCAACAACATGCGAACACACGAAAACTCCGACGGCGAAGATCATCGCAGTGTAGTAGAATTCTGCTTCGACAATCGTTACTACCAGTTTAACGACAACTACAGCACGAGCTACACAAATGCCACACCGTTTCAAGCATGGCGAGCAGGGTTCCGTGAAGGCGTAAAGATGAGTTTAGATCAAGGAGTAAAAGTACAAGACATACGTTCTGTGTGGTGGCAAAATTATGACAGGCTGCTGATTTGGTGTAACCTAGGCGCCGACGTCGAAAACGGCATCTGGAGCATCCTGGGTGCTCGCGAAGGATGCTGGCTGACTAACTGTTCCGACTGGGACTATTCTCAAGTGCGTGACTTTGAGTACCTAACCAATTACTGGGAAAGCAAGACTAATATCAAAGACGAAGACGACGCTACCGACGAAGCAGCTTACTTTGGAAGAGAGTTGCGTGAAAAGTTAGGAATCGAAGTAGCAGACATGGATGCAAACTCATCAAAGTTTTTTAAACAGGTGTACGCTAACTCACCAAGAATTCTCAAGAGGACATAATGAACGACGAATTAGAAAATATTAAGAACATAATTCCTACTACCAATGCAGAAATTAGTCCGACGTTCTGCATGGCCAAGTGGCATCATACTACTATCTACCTGCAGACCGGCGAGACTCATAGTTGCTACCATCCAGCACCTCATAAAATTCCGCTTGAAGAGATTATAGACAATCCGAGTGCGCTACACAACACCAAGCAGAAAAAAGCCGAGCGCAAAGAAATGATGTGCGGTAACAAGCCGGGCGGCTGTAACTACTGCTGGAACATTGAAGCAATGGGCGAAGAGTATGTGAGTGATAGGCATATAAAAACGGCGTCTATCTATACGCCCGAACGTCTAGAAGAAATCAAACAAGGCGGCGCCGAATACAACGTTAACCCAGAGTACATTGAGATTTCGTTTGCCAACGAATGCAACTTCAAATGCGGCTACTGCCATCCTAAAGCTAGCAGCAGATATTGGCAAGAGATTAAGAAACACGGTCCCTACGATATGTCTACCGATCACAGGCAAGATATTGACTGGTTCAAAGTGTTCCATCGTGAAGACGAGAATCCGTATGTGAAGGCATGGTGGGCATGGTGGCCTGAAGTGTCCAAAACCCTAAACATTTTGCGTATAACAGGGGGTGAGCCACTTATGCACAAAAGCACATGGGAACTGTTTGAACGTCTTGACAAGGATCCTAAGCCTCACATGCAGTTAGAGATAAACTCTAACCTGGGTGTAAAGCCTGCTCTTGTTAAGAAGATGACGGATACGCTCAAGCGTCTTAAAGACGAAGACAAAATCCGCAGCTTTAAGCTATACACCTCTATCGACACATGGACAGACAGAGCAGAATATACACGAACAGGTCTTGACATAGACCTATGGGAACAGAACCTAGACTATTTTCTAAGAAACACAGGATGGCCGGTGACGTTCATGATTACGTTTAACCTGTTTTCGGTAACAAGTTTTGATACACTACTTGAGAAGATATTGGAATGGCGAGAGAAGTACAACGATGATTCTAATTCTACTCAATGGCAGAGAATCAGATTTGACACACCGCACCTTAAAGAGCCAACGATATACGACATGAACATTCTGCCCAAAGCAGAGTTTATGCCGTTTATGAATACTCATCTTGATTTCTTTAAGCAGAATCTAGATGACTCAGATAGAACGAAGTTCACGTCACTAGAATATGAGAAGTTTAAGCGTGTTGTTGATTATATGGAATCAACTTATTATGACAACGTTGCGTTGAAGACAGCTCGTATTAATTTTTACAATTGGTTCAATGAACACGACCGTCGTCGTGGAACTAACCTAGTGCACACGTTTCCTGAACTACAGAACTTTTATGAACTGTGCGAAGACCTAACTCATTCTGCAAGAGTTTTGTAAAAGTTATAGAGCTTGGTCTTTGTATAGCGAGACTCTACTAGTACGTTGTAGTTGTACATTAGAGTTTCGCTGTACTTAAATCTCCATTCTATTTGTTCTTCTCTAGTCATTGACCTAAGCATATCACAGGTATCTTCGATAGTCTTTAGCAACATTTTGTATCGCTTTCTTGGGTCTATTTCGTTGTCGAATGACAAGTCAAAGTATTCGTCAAGCGGCTGATAACCTAACGTTTCTAGTTGCCTATTACAACCAGCCTGCCCCCAGATTAAAAACGGCTGACACAGCATCAAAGGTCTGAACGTTTTTTCACTGTAGAAGAGTGCAGTTCCTTGATGGTTGTTTACATGAGTCTCGTTAACGATATGAAATACAGTCTGTGCGTATAGATCAGAGTAGTCTGTGTGAACAGCCCAGTTAGTTCGAAAGTCTGATCTGTCAATAGTTAGAGGTAAGCACTTCTGCCATTCGGCAGTTTGTTCTTTAGTTACGCCCATTGGGCCTACCAAATGGTTTAGAGCATACAGATCGCCGTCAGATAGTACGTCGTGACTTACTAGTCCTTCGTCCTTTATTTTACTTGTAGTTAGAAAGTAAGTAGACATCGTGCGATAAGGTCTATTCACTCTGCTTAGACTGCTAAAGAATTTTCCGGTATACATCTCTTCGACTTGGTTCTTGATAATCTTTAACTGAGACTGTTTTGGCCTAGTTGAAACGTCTGCAATAGGAGGTAATACTGCGTTTTCAAACGCAGGAAAGGGGAACACATGAATTGGCACTGTGTTCTTTGTAGCACAGTACCTTTTAATGTTCTCTTCGTCTTTTAAGTTGCTACTGAGATAGATTACCATTTTCGGGTCTATGTTGTATTCTTTGCAGTTGTGATAAACCGCGTCGAAGAAAGGGAATTCGAAAAACGGGCTATATCCTTCGTTGCTTGCATCAAAGATAAAGTAGCATTTGCCTTTTCTTATTTTATTAAGCATCTTAGGTTTAATGTATTTGAAAATGTCAGTAGTATGCGTCCACTTGCCATAGTCCATCAACACATATACAAACTCTTTATTCTGTAGAAAACTAAGTTCATTTTCTGTATGATAGAACATGTGATCGAAAACTAAATTATGATAGGTGAGATAGTTAGAGAAATCTATCTCTCTCATAAAAGGATTACTGAATATTGCGCTTGTTCTGAATTTCATTGCTGTCCTTGAAACACTGACATCATTGTTAGGTTAGGGTAGTTCCTCCAAGACCACATTTCTGGACTAGTTCGTTTTGCTTCGTCGAGCATGTCTAGTCCTAGTTGTGCTGTTTCAGGAGTCATGTAGTAGTGATAGCCGATTGTTGATATATCTTGCGTAGCCCAAGGTAATCCTGGCATTCTACCGTCGTAGCTCATTTTCTTTAGTTCCAAGTAGTCGCTGTAGTTGTCACAGAGTATTGCGCCTCCTCTGCCTAACTTGAGATGCTTCTTGTATTGGAAGCTCAGGCACATAAAGGTACTAGAAATGTAACCTCTCTGCTTCCAAAATACAGCAGCGTCTATGATGTTTGGACTAAGAAAATAATAGTCAGCCCATTCAACGTTTTTCCAATCCCAATCTATGCCCAGCTTCTCAGCAGTAAACGGCACGGAAATATAAGTGTGCGAAGGGATTGACAAGAACTCAGTTTGAGTGTATCGTATTGATAGTTCTATAGCGTGTGTGCAGCTATCAGTGGCCACAGCATAAGGTGCACCAAAATATTCTGCTATCTGTTTTTCGAAATCAGCGACTGTACTAAACAAGGTAACTCCTTTATTTGCGTACATTATTTAGTCAGAACGTTAAATAGCAGATACAAAAACGTATAACTACAGTAAATTGAGGTAGATATGAAAGAGCAGTTTGGAATTATCGGATACGGTATCGTTGGCACTGCAACTAATTTGTCAATCTGTGATGGTGCTGCGGTTGTGCACGACATCGCTCTTGATACAAAGTTTGAAGATCTAAAAGACTGCACAGTAGTTTTTATCTGTATTCCTACAGAACACAAGTCAGACATTAACAAAGTGTTTGAACTATCAAGAAAAATTAAAGAACAGAACGGCGATTGTAGAATAGTTATCCGCAGCACACTACCTGTGGGTACTTCTGCTCGTATACAAATTGAAATCGGAAGGAAGATAATTTACCTGCCAGAGTTTCTACGCGAAAGACATTGGTCGGAAGACTGCAAGCATCGTCCACTGGTAGTGGGTACACAGTTGTTTGACGTTCCTGCGTTTTTAAAAGAACAAGGATTCTATGCGTGTAGCCTTGAAGAAGCAGAAACACTGAAGATGTTCAACAACAACTTGTCAGCTCTTAAAACAGTGTTTGCAAACCACTTCTACGACTTATGCAATAAGATAGGGGCCGACTACAACACAGTTCTGCAGATGCATGAACTAACAAAACATGATCAAAGCTATCTCAAAGTAAACCAAAATCTAAGAGGGTTTGGAGGCAAGTGCCTGCCTAAGGATTTAGACTTTATCATTAACACGTTTGATACTGCTGACCTAGATCAAATGTTGTTTACAGCGATGAAGGAAGACAACAGTCAATGGCCAACGACCGTAAGAAAATCTTAGTTACAGGATCTAGTGGACTAATCGGCAGACCACTCTACGAGCGATTAGTGGCCGAAGGTCATGAAGTAGTAGGAGTTGACAACAACTCACGCTTTCCTGAGCGCGTTCCTCCCTACGCAACTAATGAACTTGGTCTTGTTGAGTACCTCTCCTTAGCTAAAAACGACTTTGATGTAATCTATCACATGGCAGCTATCAACGGCACTAGTAACTTCTACAGCCGTCCAAACGAAGTTGCCCAAAATAACATTGCTTGTGATATGGCGCTGATACAGTTTGCGCTACAAAATTGTGCTACGAAGCTTGTGTACGCTAGTAGCAGCGAATTAGTAGCGGGCACTGGCACAATTCCCTCGCCAGAAGAGAGCACAGTTACAATAGAGGATATACACAACCCGCGTTGGAGTTACAGACTGCCAAAGATTGTTGCAGAAAATTACCTTGTGAATAGCAGTATAGATTACGTGATAGTTAGATACTTCAACGTTTATAGTGAACTGTCAGGAGCAGGTCATTTTGTGCGCGACGTAGCTGACAAGGTAAAAGACAAACGGTTTGAAGTCGACAGTCCTTATGAGACTAGATCGTTCTGTTATGTTGATGATGCGATAGATGCAACAATTCGACTAGCAGACACACAGAGTAAACAGATTTTTAACGTTGGTAGTGATGAAGAGTTGCGGGTGATAGACGCAGCAAACGTTATTGCAACAGCACTAGGAGAAAGTTCAGTAAACTGGGTAACACACTCAAGCAAACCAGGCAGCTCAAAAAGACGATGTCCTGATCTTACTAAAACAAAAACAGTATTAAAAAACTTCAGCCCTCGCACGTTTGGCGAGGTAATAGAGGAGATAAAAGATAAACTATGATGACGGGTCGTATACCGATAGAATGTGATTTGTCAGAATTTCACAACCTTGATTACAAAGCAGCTACAATTGACGAGATTTATTTGTCTAAGTTTATTGAAGCAGGGCATAACTACGAACAGATACAATTGTTTAACTACTTTGAACCCAACCCTATGCCAAAGGTAGTTGAGGAAATAAAAAGTCATTTTTCGTACTTGAAACACCTAACCGCAGCAGTAAATTTTGTTCCGCCTGGCAATTATCTACCTCTTCACGCCGACTTATATCAGAGGTGGCGCGAAGTATTCCAAGTCTCAGACGTAAACAGCGTTCATCGATACATAGTTATGTTAGGTAAGAGCAGTCCAGGACAGATTTTACAAGTAGGTAATAGGTGCTACTCGACTTGGGAAGCAGGAGACTACTTTGGTTGGACAGGCAGTAAAGAACATGCAATTTATAATTTTAGTTTAGGATACAGATATGCTATTCAGCTTACGGGATGTCATGGAAAATAAAGTACAAAAATGGAGAATATGGGATCAAGGCGCTAAAACTCTAGAAGACCTCTTAAGTTCAGTAAACCCTGACGAAAGGGCTATTTTGTTCTGTCCAGAGGAGTTTGAGATAGCATGGGACTATGACTATAGTAAGCTAGACTTTTTAAACTCGTGCGAAATAATTTTCGGTGCATATCGAAAGAACGAATATGGAAGTCGTTCGAAGTTGTTTGAGACAAAGAAACTAAGAATAACACTTTGGCCAGATTACTTTCTGTACCACGCATTTCTCAACGGTGACCTAACTAAAACCAAAGAAACTAAGGCGCCTACAAAGTTGTTTACGTGCATGAACAATCGTCCTAGATCGCACAGATTAATGATGATGGATATGTTGGCAAAACACGAACTACTGAGCGATAACTATTATAGTTGGTGCCAAAAAACACCTCGAGACAATTACAAACTCAAACACTGGAACGGTGCTAGAAAAAAATTAGATGGTAAGTTCTCAGGATGGAAGCAGCACATATTTCCAGACCAAATGTACGATTCTGTAATTGACATGGTCACAGAAAGCACAACAGAGTTTCCCTTTATTACTGAAAAAACATTCAACGCTGTACTGTTTAAGAAACCGTTTATTATTTACGGTTATCCTGGTATACATGAAAAGATGAGACAGATGGGGTTTAAACTTCCTTCTGACGTTATTGATTATAGCTTTGACAAGGAACCTGACGACTTAAAAAGAGCAGAGCAAATTGCGTTAGAACTTAAAAGGTTGTCGACACTAGATTTTAATTGGTTGAACGAACAGATGCAACCGTCGGTGACCTACAATTATATTCTAGCTTACAGTAAGCTAAAAGAAATGAAAGGCATACCACAGTCAATAAAAGAAGACACGTATTACAGTAAAATTTTAGAGGATATCAAATGCAAGTTGGATTCATAGGTGTAGGAAAACTAGGCATGCCATGTGCAGAAGCAATGGCAGCCAAAGGACACACAGTAACAGGGTACGATGTTGCTGAGGTTAGTAGCGAAACAGTTGGCATTGCTTCCACTATTAGTGAGTGTGTCGTAGGCAAGGACATTGTGTTCATAGCAGTGCCAACTCCTCACGACCCTGCGTATGACGGTAGTACTCCGTCCTCACATTTGCCTCCCAAGGACTTCAGTTATGACATAGTCAAGAACGTTCTTGCGGAAGCAAATGAGCACATGAATAAGAACCAGCTTCTTGTTCTAATCTCGACGGTGTTACCAGGTACTACTAGACGAGAGTTTGTAGAACTTACTGGTAACACACGTTTTGTATACAACCCTTATCTTATTGCCATGGGCTCAGTATCTTGGGATATGGTTAATCCAGAGATGATAATGGTCGGCACTGAAGACGGCGAAGCTAACGGTGATGCCAAACAGCTAGTCGACTTCTACAAAACAGTAATGGACAACGAGCCGAGATATGTTATAGGCACCTGGGACGAATGCGAGTGCATCAAAGTATTCTACAACACATTTATTTCGACTAAGATCGGCCTAGTAAACATGATTCAGGACGTAGCAGAAAAGCAGGGCAACATAAATGTAGATGTAGTCACAAAAGCACTAGCAGAATCTACTATGCGCATCATGAGCCCGCAGTACATGACAGCAGGCATGGGCGATGGCGGCGGCTGTCATCCTCGTGATAATATTGCGCTGAGATATCTTGCAGAAAAGTTAGATCTAGGTTACGACTTGTTTGACGCAGTGATGTCGTCAAGAGAAGTGCAAGCTAAAAACCTTGCTACAAGGCTTGTTGATCTTGCTGAAAAGAACAATATGCCAATCTATATACATGGGAAAGCATACAAGCCCAAGGTTCCTTATATAGACGGTAGCTACAGTTTGTTGGTAGGGCACTACTGCCAAGAACAAGGATACTCGCCAATCTACATTGATCCTTACACCGGTGATGACTATCAGCCAGAACGGTCAGGTGTATTTTTAATGGCGCACTCAGCAGACATCACCTATAAATACACAGGAAAGCAATCAGAAGATGAATTGTACTGCTCGATACCACCTTTTAGTATTATAGTTGATCCGTGGAGAAAGATGGTGTCGAGTGTAAGCGAAGTAGTTTACTACGGAGATACGCGATAGTATGGCAATGGCTGAACAGATGCAGCTTCCTCAGCTGCCAGAGTACTTAAAACAACAACTTATAGACTTTTGTCATGAAAGATATGAGTTATACAAGAAGAATTTTTGGCCATCAGATGATCCCTGGCAGCTATCAGGAATCGGCTACACAGTTTTTCCAAAGCCGCTGTTCAAGCTAGTTTGGGAGTTCTGTGAAGACACCTGGCAGCTATCAGGTAATAGATACTACTCTTTACAGATTGTTACGCCTGGCCGGTTTCTATCTCCGCACATTGATGACCCAGTGAATGGATCGTTTTATAGACTAAGTAATAGTAAGAAGAAGACTTATTGTAGTCTTAATTATTTGTTGTCAACAGGCGGCGAATATGTAACAACTTCGTGGTGGCGGTTTAAAGATGAATATAAACATCATTTACTAAAACAAGGCCGCCCGGACTCTCAAAAGACGCTGTCGCTGGATAAGATAGAGCGTATAGAACGGCATGTACTTAATAAAGATAGATGGTACAATATGCAACTCGATGAAATACATAGTGTAGAGAATGTGCAGACTTTAAGAACAGCATTAATTGTGAGGTACAACAATGAATGACAGCGACAACTATTTGAGAAACCTGTCTTTTCCGCGAGACAATCACCAGATGATTACAGAGTACGACCTTCCTCCGTTGCCGCCGCAGCTTAAACATCATCTTCTCGAACATGCAAAAAGACTTTATTACAATATTGATAATGCAGCAACATTGCATCAGACGTATGATTTAGATGATACTGAAGAAACAGCTAGTGTTTCTTATTTTGCATTAAACAGTGCCGAATTAATGAAATACGTAGCTATGTTTTTAAATTCAGTGCCAGCCTTGTCTAAGTTTCGTTACTTCTTTCTACATACTATTCATGACGGCACACAGTTTGATTTGCACTTTGATCACTGTGATTCAGAAATTTTTAGACTGCACTATGTATTAGATACCGGAGGTGATGATGTAATAACTCACTACTGGAAAGTTAAAGAAGAGTATCAGGGTAGATATTTCTATCCAGTAAGAACGTTGCCCGAGTATATGTTTGATAAGGTACAAACGCTAAAACTCCAAGAAGATCATTGGTACCATCTGCCAATGACCAAAGTTCACAGTGTTGATAACATAGAGTCTCCTAGAATTGTGTTAATAGTTAGGTTTTGGAAGGAGCAAGACTTTAAAGGAAAGCCAATTGCTTTGTAAAAAACTGGATATACCGAAACTGTCTAAGGAACTTGCACAAGAACTGATTAGTTTTGCTGAAAACAAGTTTTATAATGAGAGCAACGACTTCAGTGAGTCTTACAGCGATAAAGACAACAATGGTGCAGTTGTGTCTTTCTTTATGATGCCAGATAGTCTACACAAGAAAGTAGAAGACGCTATCGGCGATCATCCTTTGCTGTCGAATTACCGTCGTTTTTATGTACAGCTAGTTTACGGTGGCAATGAAGTACCGTTGCATACAGACGAGTATTCTCAACGTCGTGTGGGTGTTAATTATCTTCTCAAAGACGGAGGTAATGTAAAAACAACTTGGTGGGAACCAAAAGAGCACTACAAAGATATGGATATTCCTTGTAGTACTCTATTGGACAAAGAGTTGTTTAAACCAATTGAAACTTATACTATGGAAGAAAACAATTGGTATAGGATGACTTTTGATCATCCTCATAACGCAGAAAATATTGAATCGCTGCGGCTTAGTCTTGCTGTTCTGTTTTATGACCTAGGGGATCCGCAGAGGAACTTGTCAGACGACGAGCACTAGTGCCTACGTACACACCTGGTTCAGGTATGTCCTTTCTTACGTTAGTAAATGCTCCTACGACTACATTGTCGCATATAGTAAGGCTGTTGAGAACAGACGATCTAAAATTAAACAAGCAATTGTTTCCGATCACTGTCTTACCGGCAATCATTGTACCAGGGTGAAGTATGCAATTGCTGCCCAGTGTTGTGTTGTGTGCAACCAAACAATACGCATCGATCATACAGTGATCACCTATTACTGCACCGTGCATAATTGTGTTGAAACTAAAAATAGCTGTGCCCTTGCCAATCTTTGCACCAGGGTGTACTTCGCAGTTCTCATTGATATAACTCATACATTCTAGATCTAATTCGTCTAGCACTTTTATAATCTCAGCACGTTCTTGCAGATCTAAACAAACGCCAACGAAGTATTGATATTTGTCTTTGTTCTCGAGTGCAAAAAACTCTTCAGGTTCGATCACAACTACCTCGCCAGGTATTAGAGTTACAGCTACTTCCACAATGTCTTGAGTGAATTGCGCATTCTTGTAACCAATAATTCGTGCATCTTTATTTTCGTTAACTACTTTCATTATAACCTCTTTTCTTCTTTGTGCAGCCTATCATATTCTATGATAAGATCTCTATTGTGTTCTAATATAGGTTTCATTTCTTGATGCAGTTCAGTTAGTTCTTCAAGTGACTTAGCTCCTATCCAGTCTATTAGTTTGAATATTTGTTTCATGCGTTCGTATGGACATTCTATAGTGTCGTAACCTTCGTCCCAAAAGTCAGAAAAGGTCTTGAACCCGTAAGACCGCAACAATTCTAAGTGTCGAGGCCCTGCCACACAAATAAAAGGACGTTCGTTCATAAACGGCCACACCGACTTCTCTGTAACTGAAGCAAACGGTTGTGCGTACTTAGTTTCTGTAATAATCGAGACAAATGCTTCTCTGCAAAAGTCCGCAGGATTAGATTCGTGTGGGTGCACAATATATTTTAAAGAACCGATTGGCAAGGGCGTGTCTATTCTAATATCCATGTTAATTGGGGTTAGTTCTTTTAATCGCTCAGCGCCTTTTTCGATAGCAGGCCAGTACTCGTTAAATTTCTCATGCGTGTGATAAAGCGACTCTTTTAGTAGCTCGGACGAACTGGGCCGCACCCAGGATATATTCATGTCGTCAAACGAATATTGGTTTATTAGGTAACTGGCCATAATATGACGATGAGCAGCGTATCGCCAGTTGCCACACCAGAACTTTTTAGTGAGCTCGACGTTGTTGTCGTCGGGGTTATACCCTTCTGGTACTGTATAGTTTCTACCTATTACACCGTACTGGGTTCTTAAGCATTTGTAAACGTCTTTGAAGTAGGGGTCGGTGTTTGTTTCAATACAGTGAACGGTGATGTTATCAAGCCCGTTTGCGTTTGCAAACTTTTCTATACTGTCTAGTTCAAATGCTCGATATTGTATGTCTCTAGAGAGGCTGTCTGAACTAATAACCTTGCCGCTGCCGGAGATCGGAATCCAGTTCCAGTATTTGAACACCTTGTTAAACTCGTATGCAGTGCCGGATTCTGGCTGTTCACCCAAATGGTCTTCTACGCAGTACAAGGTCAATGGCTCCCAAAGGTAAATGTGCAGGCCTTTTTTGTTTAGCTTCCTGATCCACTTCTTGTCGTCTATAAGATTAGCGTCGTCAAAGTAAGGTATCTCGCCAACCCTTGGGTAGAGCACAACATTACGACTTTCGCGTTCTAAGAACTTCCAATAAGGATTGTTCTTCTTAAACCTACCCCACGAAAACCATGTGTTCTCCGCCGGAATTGCTTCTATGTTAGGTCCTAGGTAGCAATTACAGTACAGCTTTCCGTAGAAGTATAGTTCTTTTCTCATACCGTATTTATAGTAGTAGTTAACTCCAACAAATAAATACTGACACAAAGAGGTAGCAATGTACGACATCGTTTATATTGGCACCAATTCAGAAGATTGGCAAAAATTAAAATCAAGATTCCCTACAGCAAAACGAGTAGACACGTTTGCTCGAGCTCGCGAACTAGTGTTTACGAAAATGTTCTGGATAGTGTGGGACGATCTAGTTGTGCGAAACTCCTTCGACTTTTCCTACCAGCCGGACGAGTGGAGCATGGATTACATTCACGTTTTTAAGAACAGCGACGGCGAAAACGGGATAGTTCTGTGCCCTAAGAAATCAACTGTTAGTCAAAACGAAATCAACTATAGATTTTTCTTAAACAAAAAGGACATCGACATAGTAGCTAGTGACACTCGCTTGTACGACAGTTTCAACATCACAACCTACGACGACTACCTAGCAGCTTTTGACAACACTACAACGTCTATGTTTTGGGGTGTTCCTGCTGATGTTACAGTAAGTGACAGTTTTGATTTTACTTTTAAGCCGTTGCGTAACGATGAGCAGTATACACACTGTTTTCTCAACAGCGACGAGTACAACGGCATAGTTCTTTTCAACACGCAAAGGAAAGTCAGCAGGAACGAGTTCAATTATCACGCCTATCTGAACAACAAGAAGGTTGACGTTGTTGCATCACATCCTTGCGGGTTCGACGTGGTGTTCATTTCTTATAACGAGCCCAACGCAAACAAGAACTATCGCAATCTCTTAAAAGTTGCGCCTAGAGCAAAAAGAGTACACGGAATTAAAGGAATACACCAAGCACACATCGAAGCAGCCCGCCAAGCTACTACTGACATGTTCTGGGTAGTAGACGGCGATGCAGAAATTTTAGACGGGTTTGACTTTGAATTCAAAGTGCCGCGGTGCGAAAGAGACTGTGTACACGTATGGCGTAGCAAAAATCCTGTAAATGACTTGACTTATGGTTACGGAGGTGTTAAACTATTACCCTCAGAGCTAACAAAATGCGTAGACGTGGAGTCAGCAGATATGACAACTAGTATCAGCAACAAGTTTGTGGCGATGACGGAGGTGTCAAATGTAACAGCTTTCGATACAGACCCGTTTTCAACTTGGCGCAGTGCATTTAGAGAATGTGCAAAATTAGCCAGCAACGTGATAAGAGGACAAATAGATGACGAAACAAATGCAAGACTTGATCGATGGTGCAATTCCAGTGGAGAAGCAAGTTTATATGGAGCATTTGCTCGACGTGGCGCTTGCGCGGGCCGTGAATTTGGGCTTTCTTCTGAGTCTAGCGTTCAGTTGGGCAAGATAAACGACTATGACTGGCTGTACGAAAAGTTCCAGGAGGACTCAAGTGCAGCTAGTTAAGAGCATTAGAACACTTCATTTAGAGCTAACAGACAAGTGTCAAGCACAATGTCCTATGTGTGCTCGCAACTATCACGGTGGAGCAACTAGACCTTTTATACGCAACGGGGATATCTCTCTTGACGTGTTTCAAGCCTGGTTCCCACCTGAGTTCTTATCACAGCTAAACAATGTCTATAGTTGTGGAAATTACGGCGACCCTGCATTCGCTCGTGATTGTCTAGAAATATTTGAATACATTAGAGAATGTAATCCAACGGCGCGTTTGGCTATACATACCAACGGCGGCATGCGCTCGCCTGACTGGTGGGCTAGACTAGCTGGTATTATAGGATCTGTATCTAATAGTGAGGTTGTGTTTGCGGTAGACGGGTTCTCAGGTAAACACGAACTTTATCGCCGTAACACTAAATTTGAGAAAGTAATAGAAAACCTAGAAGCATATATTCAAGCAGGTGGCGTGGCTAAAGTTGATAGTCTTGTATTTGCGCACAACGAACATGAAACTAAAGAGCTCGAAGAGTACTTACTAGGCATCGGTGTAGCCAACGTCAGTTTTGTAAGCACCAAGCGTTTCTATGAGATGAAAGAGTTTGAAGTACAGAACGTACAAGGTGAGGTTGAATACGCAATTAAACCAGCACAGTTACCTGAGTTCAAGCAAACTCCTAACAAGTCGCTCGAAGGACTCCTAAACAAAGAATTTAGAGCTTCTGTAGTATCACAAAGTACCATTAAACCTCAGTGTGAAACAGAGAACGGAATTTACGTAGACCCTTATGGTAACGTTTTTCCTTGCTGCTGGATTGGAGGAGATTATTTAGAGCAACCTGTAAAGGAAACTCTGCCTATTCACAAACTAAGAAACATAGCAGTACAACGTTCAAAAGACATGCTCGAAGACATTGGCATTCCTAATTGTAATGAAGGAGTCTTACATACAGACGAAGCACTATGGCGGAAGATAGAAACTCATTGGCAAGGCCCAGATAAATGTTTAACGTGTGCAAGACAGTGCTCAACAATGGTTTATGGAAACCCCACAAAGAAATGACCAGTTACCAAGATATCCCCTTCCAAGACATTACAAGTTTTGGTCAACAGAC